GGCGGCGTCCATCGTCATCGACGCCGCGCCACCGCCCACCGTGCGCCAGTAGTGGACGCTTCCGTCGTAGTAGCAAGCACCCTTGGAGTTCATGTGCAGGTAGGTGTTGTCGGACTCCATCGTCGGTCCAGCCGTGGAACCAAACTGCAGCCGCTTGAACACCTGCACGGTCTGGGCGTCGGCGGAAACCAATAACCCGAGCCGACCATTGGCGATCTGGAAGATCGCGAAGTCTTTGACTCCGGTGCCATTGAAATCCTGCAGCAACTGCCAGCCGCTACCGAGACTGATTGCAGCCCGTCGCGACGTGGCATGGATGGATTCGGCCGACGTGATTCCGCGTGGATAGGGCTGCGCATCGCCGCCGCCGATGATGACCTCGCCGCCCCACGTATTGAGGTTGAGCGCGATGTTCGCACCTGCCGCTGTGCGAGCCTGGATGGCTTGGGGTGCGAGCATCAGCCGATTGGCCTGGCCGATCGTCAGCGCGTGGATCAGCGACGAGGCGCTGATGATCGTCGGATCGGTCAACCACAGCTTCGGCAGCGTGGTATCCCAAATCGCGTCGCTCAACGTCGCTGACTGCTTGACGAGAATGTCGCCGAGCACGCCACCGGGCGGTAGCGGTCCACCACCGACACCAACGTCGACCCATGTGCCACCGCTGCGAACTTTCAGGACACCCATCAGACCGCTCCTACATCTTCGACACCGAACCACGTCGGGAACACGTACAACGCCCCGGCAGGCGCGGTGGCGGAACCAATCGCGATTCGTAGTGACCGCGCCACGCCATCACCAACGACATAGGTGAACCCGGAATGCGTTGACCAGTTGCGCCGGAAATCAGTCCAAGAATCCAGCCACGTTCCGACCGGCAGTTGGGCGGCTCCGTCATACAGCGTGAGTGACGCGGTTGCCGACGTTTCACCACCGTCCTGCCGACCGCAGGCACGGAACGACCACCCCAAGCGATACCGGCGACCCGCCAACAACGTGACCGCCATCGCGGGTGTCAGGAACGTGACCGTGTTGACAGGACACGACACTTGTGACCCATTGTTCGCCACGGCAACGAGACCGCGTGGTAGCTGATTGATCGCTGCCTGCAGGTTGGTCGCTGTGATCGGCGCGCCAGGCGGCGTGAAGCTAATCGCCGAAGCGGGCATCGCCGGGGCAACAGCGTCAGTGTCGTACCACGTATCGACGAGCGGGTTGAGCGGATACGGGTCGTCCGGCTGCACCATCACTTCATCGGGCCCGATCGGACCCTGCGCGCCGGTGGCGCCCGCCGGACCCTGCGAGCCGGTGTCGCCCTTGATGCCTTGCACGCCTTGCGGACCCTGGATACCTTGCGCCCCGGTGGCACCGGTATCGCCCTTCAATCCCTGCGGACCTTGGGCGCCGGTGTCACCAACTGGACCCTGAGCGCCGGTCGCACCCGTGTCGCCCTTGACGCCTTGCGGACCGGTCGGGCCGGTGAGACCGATCGGGCCCTGAGCACCCGTGGCACCGGTCGCGCCGGGATCGCCTTTCAGACCTTGCGGGCCCTGCGCGCCAGTGGCGCCGGTGTCGCCCTTGACGCCCTGCGGGCCGGTCGGTCCAGTGAGACCGATCGGACCTTGCGCACCAGTCGCACCGGTATCGCCCTTGACGCCTTGTGGTCCCGTGGGTCCGACTGGGCCCGGCACGGTCGAGTCGGCGCCAGTGGCGCCAGTGTCGCCCTTGACGCCTTGCGGGCCGGTTGGTCCGGTTAGGCCGGTATCGCCCTTGACGCCTTGTGGTCCTTGCGCGCCGGTCGGACCGATCGGACCTTGCGCGCCAGTAGCGCCGGTCGCGCCCTGGATGCCTTGTGGTCCCTGCGGACCCTGCGGTCCTTTGATCGAACCGACGTTGACCCAGGCGGTGCCGTTCCACATCCAGCCGTTGCCGCCGGAGTCGATGACGTAGTCGCCATCGGCGTGGGGTGGCGGCACCTGCACATCGGTGGGCGGTCCGGGGGTCGGGATAGCTCCGATGAAATTGCTGCCGCCACCCCCGCCACCGCCACCTTCTTCGATGGCGGCGATGCGCTTGTGGATGTCGAAGAACGCGCGCCGCTCCGGGTCTCGGGTACGAGCCTCGTACCCTGCGCGCCCCTGGGGTGTCGTCACGACGCCTCTAGCTCGCGCTCCCGTGCGGCACGCTCACGAGCGGCATGTTCGGCTGCGATCTGATCGAGTTCTTCGTCGCTGAGGTCTTTGGCGGGACGGTGGAGATGAACGTCGATGCGTTGCGGCTTCAAGCCGTCGACGATTTCGATGTACTTCGAGGCGGCGGCAACGTGGCGGGGATCGTCGGCATCGGTGCCGGTGCGGTACAGCGTGTCGAGCAGGTTCTGTTTACGCTCCGGCGAGCCGACCGTGGAGAGATAGTGCTGTTCCCAGGCGAGCAGGAAGGTGCGATCTTTCTTCCAGCGCGTGAGCACGGTGGCGGCGACACCGTGTTGCTCGGCAAACTCCTTCTCGGATTGCGGCTCACGATCGCGCTTGGGCGTGCAGAGCCATTCGATGAACACCTGCCGCCGGAAGTCATCGGCATCCGACATGGGTGACATTGTGACAGACTGCGCGCACCGAACGATGGGAGACCACCATGCTTGCTGATATCGCGCACGGTCACGTCGATGGCGCCGACGTGTTCTTCCTGATCGCGGTCATCTTGGCGGTGTTCGCGGGTCTGGCCTACGCCAGCCGCCGCGTCGACGCCTTACCGTGGGCACCGGTGCTGCTGTCGTTCGCTGTCGCCTGCGCGGCGTTCGCCTGGCTGCTGCTGTAACGCTGACACCTTCGACTTGATCGCCAGCGATCTGTACGCCTTCGGCGTTCCAACGGTTGGTCAGCCGCGCCAGTTCGTCGGGCGGCAGGATTCGCTCCTGACCGGCGAACCAGCGCAGCGGGAACCAGCGTCCTATTACGCCTTTGCCCAAATAGCGATCCAGTCGATTTCGATGTCGCCTTCAACGCTGGCGTCGGGCACGACGCCGTCAAGCGTGGTCTCGGTCTGCAGCACCCAGTGCATCGAACCGGAGCAGCCATCGGCGTGGTCGTTGGGGACGCGGTCGGTAGTGCGTCCGAGTTCCTTGCCGTCGAGCAGGAAGATGCACAGGTTGTTGCTCCACTCGATCGCGTAGCGGTGCCATTGCGTCATGTCGCAGGTCTTGTTGCCGAGTGACCATTGGTCGTTGCCGACCGTGGCGTTCAGCTTGTGCATGAACCCACCGACGTGATCGGACTGGTCCAGGTCGACCTCGGGGAAGTCGATTTCGCCGATGCCCTGCGACACCATGTCGCCGGTGCCGTTCTTCTTGTGCTGGGTGTTGGTGCCGTAGTCGGGCCACAGCAGCCACGCCACCTTGTAGCCGGGGAGTCGATCGGGGAAGCGCACGCAGACCTCGTAGCGACCGAACTTCTGGCCGGGCCACTTGATCGGGGTGCCGTTGGGAATCTTCGGCACGGGCGCCGCCACCTGGGGCTGGCCGTTCTTGGTGTGGATGTGCTTGCGCAAGATGCTGTCTTTGGCGCTGAGCACGGTCTGCGGGTTGTACTGCCCGTTGCCGGACGTGTCGTAGTAGTTGTTCGGGTAGGCCAGCAGCTTGTCGGCGTAGGGACCAGGGAAGCTGCCGAGCGCCATGTCCTTGTCGAAATCGTCGCTCCACACCAGCTTCCACCCGGTCATGTCACCGGTCGGGAGCGGAATGCCGCTGGCATTCTGGCCGCTCGGGGGCGGGGTCGTGCCGCCGCCGCCACCTTCCTCCAACTCGACGTATTCGGTCAGCAGTTGGGTGAGGTTGTCGCGGAGTTCCTGAACGTACTGGAACGCGGGTGTCGACATGAGCGGGTCCTTTCGCTGGTTGGTGGCCTGCCCCGGCGAGCAACCCCACCGTAGCCGACCCACTCACCCGATGAGTGGAACATCGTTATATAGGGGATATAGGTTAGTTACCATGCTTGCATACTTGGTACCAGTATGGTAGCGTGGTACCTATGAAGCTTGTAGTCGATGAATCCCCCCGGCGACCCAATCCCGATGAGGTCACTGTGCAGATGAACCTACGGGTCCCTGCCTTCTACCGAGAGCAGTTGGTGCGCGAAGCGCATGAGCGCAACATCTCGATCAACCGTCTGCTCGTCAACGGTCTCGTCCGCGCCTATCCGCCCGAGCAATGAGGGTCGCCGGTATCGACCCCGGCGTCAGCGGAGCGATCGCACTGATCGACGACAGCGAACGGATCGTCGCTGACCTGCCGACCGTCTCAGTCGGGACCACCAAGCAAGTCGACCCGGTTGCCCTGTCGCAACTACTCGGTGCCTGGGCACCTGAGCGGGTCGTGATCGAGGACAACCGGGCCAACGGCGGGAATGGCAGTATCGCAAACTTCTCGATGGGATTGTCGATGGGTTTGTGCATCGCCGTGATCAGCCTCGGCGGCTACCCGTTGATCCGCTGCAAACCGCAGGAGTGGCAACGCTCGGTGGGGCTGGCAACGGTGCCCGCCAAGCAGCGC